TTTAATTCACTTGTAGTTTCTTTTGTAATACATACATACGCACCATCTAATTCTGTTGCACTCTTAATATCTAAATCTGTTGGTATCAAGAATCCTTGTCCATCATAATAGTTAACACCTGCAAATTCAAACATTAAATTAACATCACGACTAATTGTCCACGTTGTATTTCTTGCAAGTACATCAATATTACCTGACGCCAATGTTGGAAATCTTTGACTAGCATTTAATCCTACAAATTCTACTTTACTTGAATCTCCAAATATAGCAGCGGCAACTGCTTTACAGAAATCTACATCTAAACCACTCCAGTTTCCGTTCTCATCTTGAGCAGAAAATCCTGGTAGACCTGCATTAACTCCACAAATAACATAACCTCTTTCTTGTACGGTTTTTAAGAGACCGACTTCTTGTTCTATTTTAACACTCTTTGTTGTATTACAACCAACTAAAAATAGAGCAACTAATAAACTCATTAATATTTTTTTCATATCATCTATCCTATATATCATCTATCCTATTGCGTTAATACTTTAGTCTTTTTTTCTTTTTTCTTTTCTATTAAAGACTTCGCTGTACCACCTAGTTTTAAACTACCAGATTGGTCTGGCATTTTGTTTTTAATACTGATAATATTACCTTCTGCGTCAATTTCTGCCATAGATGGACCACAAATAACTCTACGACCATCTTTCATTTTTTCTATTTTTCTTTTGTCTTTAAGGCAATCCATCAGTCCATCATACTTAACAAATTCGCTTGATGTATCAGTTACAATAAACATTGTTATGATGGTAACTAATGTAGCTGCGTCCATATTACTCTCCTATACTTCCGCTTTTGAAACTTCTTATTTTGTCCTTTAATTTTTCTATATCCTGTAAAACCTTCTCCATATCGGTCTGTAACCTCTCAATGTTCACTTTATTGTTCATCATACCTTCAAGTTGTTTTGATATTGCTTCCACTTGTCCACTTAAAAATTCAATCAACATAAACTGCTCGGAATCGGCAGGCAAAGAACCCATATCGCCTCTCGGCCATTTGATCCTAAATTCGTTGTTCTTCTCTATATCAGCAACTAAAGCTTCTTCTGCTTGGTTTAAATCTTTTTCTAATAATGTTGTATTAGTTTCCAATTTATTCAATCGCTCAATCACACCAAAATATGCCCACACGCCAATAGCAACGGCACCGATTATAGCAATTAAGTTCTTCATAGGCATACTTACTGCCGTTTGGTCTGATATATCTAATCTATTTTTTGCCATAACTATTTCTTTCCCTTCGGTAATTTTGTTCCAGGTTTGCCAACATATAATCCAAAGAAGGCAGCACCAGCACCAACTATAGTTGATATGTACATTGCTTGTGAATTGGTTGGATCAGGTAATGTCATAAACCAAGTTACTGATTTATAGAAGGCATAGATGTATGCCAACATTACTAGTCTAGGTATGACCCTAAACTTATCTAATAGACCTGCTGTTTTATTATACCAAGTAGGTGCGTCCTCTCCTGAATCAGGAACAAGGTCACTCTTCGCCAACTCGTATTCTTCTGTTGTTTTCTTTACTTTTACTAAATCATCTGCCATAACTTCCTCTACTTTTGACCCGCTTGTTTTAACTTAATTCTATCGTTCTCTTCTTTGATATAATTAGATAACAAATTCACATATATTTCCCTCTCCCAAGGCACCATATTTTCTAATTCGGTCAATGAATATTTATGATGTTGCATTAATGCAAAATTCACTTGATAATAATTCTCTAAACTTTCGTGAGAGAGGGCAATACGAAAAAATCAGCTATCCCTTGCAACGTAAGTTTACTCTTAACTTTAGTTGTGGGATTCTCTAACTCTATCTCTTGCTTCAGTTTAGGCATAGTATCAAAAAATTCATTGATTTTCTTATACACTTTACTGTCTAAACTCTCTAAAAACTTATGCAATTCTTCTTTAGTATAATCACTAGCAGCGTGTATTTTATCTCCTTCATACACTTGATATACTGTATTTGCTAACATATCAAACATTTGCTTAGTTTTCATACCTTCTTTGCCACTTTCTGGATCAACAGTATTAATAGTAGGATAACTCATTACTATTCCTATCTTTTTCTTCTCATCAACCACAATATTGTTAGTATGGTTCTCATCTACGTGTACTTCCACTTTAGACAAATCTATCTCAACTTCTGCGTAAGTTTTCTTATCATCAGGACATAACAATTTAAGTTTTGTTATTTCACCAACTGACTTCGCTCTTATCTGTAAAAATATATACTCTACATCAAATATTGGTAATGTATTAATATCTATCGTACCAAATGTACAAGCGTGTACTATTTGTTTCAAAGCGTTAGTCATTTCTGTATTACTACCTGACTCTAGTGCCTGTAGTAATATCTTTTCCTCTTTGACAAGGAACGGTCTGAATTTAACCTTTACATCTTTAGATGGTAATGTCAATTCAAATGTCGCTGTTTCTAATATCGGCAATGCCATAATTTACTCCTTTTATTATATTAGTATTATCTATTTATTTCATAAGGTGGGAACACTCTACCACCTGTGCCTTTACCAATTGGCACATCCCTTTTAATTTTATCAACAACTTGTTTAGTTGCTCTTTTAATCTCTGGTGGCATTTTACTTAATATTCCACCAAATATTCCATAGTTCTTAGCAGGTTTAATGTTAGGCATATCTGGAATATGTTTTCCAAATTCAACACCGTTTATTGCGTCTAGTGTTATGTTCTCCCAAGTTCTAAATGCAAATTTAACAGGTATGTCCATAGGTATCATATCATCTACTACTGCTTGATATTGTATTTCTCCTATTGTTTCAGGATATACTTCGTGCAATCTTACTCCATAAGTTATTCTGTAATTATCATCAGGATGTTCTTTATCTGTTTCTCTATATTGTCCTAACTGATAAATTTCCATTGTGCCTACGTAATCATCATAATATCGTAAATTGTGTGTTTGTAAACTATGCATTTTACCTTGCCAAGTTTCAAAGAAAGCTCTTTGTCTTAAAAACTTATCTCCCATAAACATACACTCCATATTAGACTCATAACTATATCCATAAGGCATTTTTCTACCTGGTCCATAAGTTACAAAATTTTCAGTTAATACGTCCCTATGTGGTAAAAATGCTGATGTACACATCAATTCTATATTTCTTCTCATATCATCTGAATTGAGAATACTATCTTTGTCTATAGGCAAGCCTGCAAATTCACCTATTTGCACAACATCTCTTGGTGGGAATACTCTAACTAAAAATCTATTTGACCTAGCAACACCTTCACCTTTATTAATTTCAGAAATAAATCTCCCAATAGATGTTCTTTGATTAACTCCAGGTTGGTGTTTTGTAATTCTTTTATCACCTTCAACGTTATCTAATGTTCTATCTCTAGGCATCCCTATTCGGATGTCCATATTACCGATACGTTTACCTGCTCTAAATATTGCCATATCTATTTCCTATTCTTTGGGTGTCTACCAAAATAATGCTCGGATGGTTCGTAGTTCCATCTATGTCCGTGGTGTCCTCTAATGTCAGCATACCACATACGCAACTTAACTATCATAACTCTCCAAAATGTTCTCTTTGCCATTGTATTTTATCAGATTGCTCTCCTACTATCAGACCATACTTTACTAGCTGTTGCTTTGCGAAACTGTTGCACAGGCAGATAAACAGCAATCGCCATTTCGTCTGCGTCTATTCTTAAAAAGTTTGACCTTACGTGTCGCCACAAATATTTTTTAATCGTTGGTTTAATCATAGGTATATTTTTAAGTGTAGTATATGTGGCATTTATTCTTGTTGTAGAATCAAATTGCGTATTACTAGCATATCTTTGTATGTCTTGTAATAATCTAAATCTCATTATATATGGTAAATAGTGAAAATTTAACCCTACAAACCCACCTTTAAATGTATCTACTGGTAAAACTAATGGAAATAAATCATAATATGGTAATTTATCTTTAGTTTTAGGGTCGTAAAAATACATATTCAAACGTCCTACACTAGGTCTTTGATTTAATTTACCTTGTCGCATAAGACCAGTACGAGTCGCCTTACTTGCTATACTTTGGACAGCATTTCTATACCATTGTGCTGACTTTAGTACGCCTTTTTGTCTATCTAGTATGGGTTCAAATATATTTGCCATACAACTATTTATAATGAAAAAGGGCACCTATTACTAGGTGCCCTTGAAGTTTTAACGTTTTTTGAGAGAGAAAGGTTTACTCTTCGTCTGCCAATTTACTAAAATAAGACAACGTATCGTCTTCCTCACTAGCAGGTTTAGAGTTCACAACGTTAGTACTTTTCACCTTGCCATTGACCTGTTGTGGGAGGTCAACTGTTTCAACAGTTTCGGTGCTTCGTGTACCCATAATTATCCTATTCAGTTTCTCTTTGAGTTCCTCATAAGATTTAAAATTACTAGGGTCCACAAATGGTTTCAAAGGATACTGTTTCGCCCATATTGCTTTAATAGCAGTATCTTCACTTGCTACTGGCGTAACACCTTCAAATTCAGATTTGTCGTAGTTCCAATAACCATCAACTTTTCTAATTTTTAGTTTAAAGTTTGCACCTTTCCAAAAATCAAATGGGTTGATTGCCTTTTCATCCGCAAATTGAGGTTGCATTGCTTCTGATATCTTATCAAATATCTTTTTACCAAATTTGTATAAGAAAACTTTGCCTTCATTTTCGGGATGTTTTGGATCACTAACAATATAGATGTTAGAATAGTATGATAATTTTCTTTTTCTCTTACGAGCAATATCCTTATCACTATCAACACCTGTATTCCATAATCTTGTATTATCTTCACTAACTGGATCTTTAGTATTTAAAGTTGTTAATGAATTTTCAATGTACCAACCGCCTTTGTCTTGAAATGCGTGTGACCATACTCTTTGCCAAGGCATTTCTTCGTTGTTAGACGCAGGTAAAAATCTAATAACAGCATAACCGTTACCAGTTTTATCTAACTCTGGTTTCCAAAGTCTATCGTCTTGATACTTGTTTTTGTTTGCTTGATCCTCGGGACCGAGGTTCTTTTCAAGTGCCTTTGTAATCTTATCAAAGTTACTTGATGATGATTTTAATGTTTCAAAATCCATATGTATTCTCCTTTTGTATTAACATATTCGTTGTATTTGTGTAGACTATATAATCGTCTTCATTATTATTTATACACTCATTATGTCTAATATAACATAATTAGAGCATAGAGTCAAGTGTGGTATAATCTATGTACTTCAGGTTAGGTATGCCTTTCCACTCTTCAATAGGTCCATTGACCTTATCCCTGCCATCATTATATCTATTGACCTTATAAAAATGTATGTCTGGATACCATTGGAACATAGTTCTCCATTGGTTGATCCAATTCAACCCTGGTGTTGGACTGTTATCTTTTGCTGTATAATGCTTACTACTCTTGTAGATATTATTAATCTTCTCATTATGACTATGTAAATCGTGTCCTATTAGGTACACTTCACAAGGATTCTCTTTCTTAACTGCAACCAAACCAGCACTTGCCCCACACGCCCAACCGTGGTCTCTAGGTTCGCATACATCATCTAATGAGTGTGAATAGTCTGGTTCTTTTATCCAACTAACTTTAATTTGAGCTTGGTCAACTTTCCTTTTAAGTACTGCACCATCTGTCAATACAGATACTACACCTTTTAAATTAGAACCGTGTAAAACATATTCTTTACTATCACCACGTCCATTGGTTATAACAGCACCTTGTTCTATTGCTCTATCTAATTCTTCTTTAGGTAAACCATCTTGTATTATTGCGTCATATGTATGAGCAGGCACTTTAGTCCAATTTCTAAAATAACAAGGTATCTTTTGTGCCATACCTGCGTGATATATTTCGTGTATCATTCCGTGGTCTACACCAGTTAATACATCACATAAATTAGGGTGGTCTCTATAAATGGCATTGCAACCATATATCTTACCAAATTCTTTATACTTTAATAAATCTATACCTATTCTACTCTCACCATTGCCTATACAAAATACTCTTTCACCCATACTTTCTTGCCTCTTTAGGTTTTAATAGTGCTACTTCTTTTTCAGTTTTATTCCATTTTGATTCAAACGTTCTCTTATTCATTTTCTTCATATGCCAATTAAAATTATATCCAGTATTAGTCATTTCACTTAAATTCCATATCAATATTTTATTGTCTGTAAACTTATTAATATATAATGCTTCCTTCACACAAATTTTTGAACATTTACTTAATAAACCATCATATTTAATTTTTTCAATTATTAATCCTTCTAATGCAAATCTATGGTCACTTGTAAAATTTCTTTTCTTTATTTCACAAACATAACTATTATTGAAGGCGTCAAAACTAGAATATGATTTACCTTCTAATGTTAATTGATTGTCTGTAAAGATTGATAGTTTGTTTAGTTCATCAACTATATCATTTTCATCATTTGTCCATACTACCATTCTATCATCCTTTAACAAGTGGAACAAAAGTACACCCTATTAAATTTTTTTCTTTATAAATTGGCACACCTTCCTTCTCTTCTTTTTTAATAATCTCTACTACTTGACCCCCATACGGCACAATCATTTTACCACTATCTTTTAATTGTTTAATTAATTTATATGGTATTTCACTTGCCATTGCTGTTACAATAATTCTATCATATGGTGCGTGTTCTTCCCAACCATTGTGACCATCATCTACTTTAAATTTCACGTGTTCATAACCTAATTTTAACATTAACTTTTGTGTTCTTTGTGATAGTTTAAAAATTCTTTCTACTGAATATACATTTGCTGTTAATTCTGCCAACACAGCAGTTTGATAACCTGAACCTGTACCTATCTCTAACACTTTGTCTAAAGGTTTAATACCTAATTGTTCAGTCATATATGCAACCATAAAAGGTTGTGATATAGTTTGACCAAAACCTATTGGTAAAGGTGTATCTAAATAACCAGCACCTTTTTCTTTTATAAATTTATGTCGTGGTACTTGTTGCATTGCATAGATAGTTCTCTCATTGATTTTATAACCCTTGCTCATAAGAGTTTTAATCATACGGTCCATATCTCTTTTCATTAAAAGTAGTTAAAATTTATATTAACTCTCCTTGTATCGTTTGTTGTACTTGTACTGCAATGTGGAAGGGTTGAATCAAATAATATTGCTCTATTTGCAACACTATCAACTTTAGTACCATCATCAAGTTTTGTATATCCATTGCAAGTGTTTATACCAAGTAAACACCCCTTACGATTTAAAGTAGCACTACTCGGCCAATCTACGTGCATATCGTGTTCAATTAGTGTGCCTTGATTAGGATATGAATTCATTTTTACTCTTATTAAAGTATTCAAACGACATTCTGAATCTTTAAGTTCTCTTAATTTTTTCAAAACTGGATTCATTAATTCAAAAGATGTATTAAATGTTGGTCGGTCATTGTCATATAACATATGCATTGAATAAAATGTATGACCTTGTTTTTCACCTCTTCTTACTATTTCGTCATAGTGAAACCAAGGAAAATATCTACCCAATACCTTTGCACTTAATTCCCTAAAGTCTTCTTTATCTAAAAAATTATCTATGACTGCTTTAAGTTGCATATTACCTCCATTGCCTCTTATTTTCTTATTAAGATTTGAGTTCATTTGTTATAATCTCCTTCATTATTAATTTCGCTTTCGTTTTATTAAATGAGATAAATGGTCTCATTTTCCGCAATTTTCTGGACATATCAGTCCACACAACTTTTTCCGTAACTTGTTTATCCCAGTCTTTAATAAAACCAAGGACTGAATCAAGTATGATGGCGGTTGGGTATGAAACTTTCCGTTGAATAAGTAATCGTAGCATTCGTGGATGTTGCCCATTAACCACGCTGAAACCATCATCAAAAGAAATACCCCTCCTAGTAAAGTCGTAAACAATACTATTAATACTGCTTCGTAAACTATAGTCAAAAGACTCAAAATATTTTCTATAATTGAGGTAGGTTTTGTGTCCATCATCATTTAATAAATTTCCTATCCATTTTTTACTATCGTCAATAAAATTACTTACAAAGAAATCAAGCACTTCACTTGGACTATATCTTGTAGATAACTTATAGAAGAAGTATCTATCTTTTCTTTTTGTAAATGAATCCAATGTTGCATTTACCTTACCTGTATATTTATGATAGTCATAGGTGTCTGTTGTAAAATGCAACTTAACTCCTAGATATATCTTATATACGTCAAATCCTCCATATGCCATACTAATCTATCAAATACTTATAACAAATTGGGAAATGGTCTTTTATATGTTTTGATAGTGGATAGGTTACCATTCTCGTTTCTGCTTGAGCATTGCTCTTATTCCTTTGATTACAAACTCTACTAAATGCATATACACTACCTGACCATATCCACTCGGTCATCATACATTGAGGTAATACCATACGTGCCATTTCAGGTGCAATACCTTCCTCTAACATATAGTTATAAGTTCCTTTGCAATTATCTATTAACTCCATAATATCAAATTCAATCTCTTCTTCACTTGAACCTTGTTTAATACTTTCAGGTGGTCTCTTTCTCCACATAAAAGGTATATAGAATTCTGGTTTATCATCTACATATCTTCTACTCACTTCGTTCCAACTTAAACCTACTTGATGTTTAACTAATTGTCTTGCAACAAAGATAGGTGCTTTAATTCTAAATGATAGAAAGGCGTGAGCAAATGGTGACCAATGTCCGTGCAATGCCAAATACTTAATTAACTTGTCATCTTTTTCATC